ATTCACGCGAGAGAATTACACTATTTTTTCTGAAATTTTAAGGAGGTTTTATATAAAAAAATGGGGAGACCGAGACTGCCGACAGAGCTAAAAGCATTAAAAGGTACGCTGAACACTACACGGGAAAAGAACAAGCCGAGTGCAGATACAGCCCTTGCGAAAAAGTCTACTGCAATCTTTCCGGAAGAAACAAAAATTGCCTGCCCGAAGACAATCAAGAGCAAGTATGTGAAAGCCTACTGGAAGAAGCTTACGGCAATGCTTGTTTCCATCCGCGTTCTCTCCCCTGCCGACATTCCCCAGCTTGAGCAGCTTTGCCTTATCCTGGAAAAACTGAGGGAAGTCCAAACGCTTTATTCAGACCTTGACCCGCTGGAAGATTTCGAGGCGTTTTCCAATGCACAGAAGGTCTATATCGCACTCTCGAACAAGTTTGACCAGCTTGGGAGTAAATACTACATAAGCCCTGCAGCAAGGACAAAGCTCACCCTCGACGAGCTGAATGTCATAAAAACAGGGCAGGAAATACAGAAAAATGAAAGCGCAATCAGCGCAATACTTGGAGGTAGGAAATGAAAAAATTCGGAGTTATCAAAAGCAATCGCCTTTGGAGTTTAGAAGGATTCTTAAACTGTAAAAAGGATGTAAGTATCGGAGACAAGGTTCTTATTCCGGATTTTACGGTCCCAGAGTGTGAAATACCTGGCGAAAAGATAATGAAGTTTTCAGAAAAATATATTAAATCTGATGAGGCTATTGTTATTAATAAAACTGAAAAAGAGATTCATTTAATCTTTGATCACTGTCTTTTTCAATCAGCAATAGATTTTAATAAAAAGTTCGATTTTTCAAAAACTCAGCTTGCCGTTTATCTTCAGACAGAATTCTTAAAGTCTTTGAATGCACATGGTGTGCCAGCAATAACCTGCGATTTGCCTAGCATGGAAGAAGTTTTTAGTGAAAACCGTCTCGACTTTTTTAAAAGTGGTAAAAATAGAATCGGTTTTGATTTTGATGAAGAATTTTCAGTCTGGTATTGGCTAAAAGATGCAGCGTCGGCTTGGGCGTTCTGCTATGTGGGCAGCGGTGGCGGTGCCGACTACACCTACGCGAGCGGTTCGAGCTATTTCGTTCGTCCCCGCTTCGTCCTCGCAGCGTAGGCGGAGCCGGAGCGTATCGGATAATCCGCGGGGCGTTTAGCCCCGCACCAGATAGGAGATAAAAGAAAATGAAAACAATGGTAATAGTAATTTAGTTTTTGTAAAAAGTATTGACAAGAAACAGAATCAGCATTATATTATAACTATCAGCGGACGCGCTGATAAGGAGACCAAAGTGAAGGAAGTACTACTTTACTTGGCCGATAAGCTGGTTGATTTCCTGCTAACCCTGGTTGTTGCAGTAGTCACGTACTACATAACCAAATGGTTAGACAAGAAATCTAAGTAAGTCGGTGGGGAGTTCGCAGAAATGCGAGCTTCCCTTTCCTTTTAATATTAAATCATCGAGGTGCTTATGTCAATTTTTTTCCCAATAATGGCAGGCGTCGTAATCGGTATTGTAATTTATTACACAAGAAAATCTAGGAAAAACAATCATGGAACAAACAGAAAAGCCTAAATATTCTGGCTACGGCTACCACGGTGGCGGGCGAAAAGCCACCGGCTTGAAACGTGTTTCCTTTTCTGTAAGCTGTCAGCCAGAAGAATTGGAACGGCTCAAAGAACTTGTCGCAAAAAGCGGAAAGACAACAAGCCGATACCTTCTGGACCTTGCGTTTTCATCAGACAATTTAACGAAATAATTTCCTTTGAGTTGTCAAATATTGTTTGACAACTCATTTTTTTTAATGACTGTATAGGCATGAAAAACTATGCAGAAATTCTTGAAAAATACTGTGATGACATTCTTTCCGGAAAAATAACGGCCGGAATCTATACAAAAAAGTCAATCCAGCGCTTTAGAAACGACCTGAAAAAATCCCAGCGGGCGGACTTCCCCTACGAATACATCCAGGAAGAGGCCGACAAGGTTCTTTCTTTTGCTGAATCACTCAAGCCTGGAGACCTCAACGGGAAGACAATCGAGCTTTTGCCATGGCAAATCTTCTGTTATTCAAACCTTGAAGGCTGGAGACATAAAGGCGACACGGACAGAAAACGCTTCCGCATGGCTTATATCGAGGTAAACCGAAAAAACGGCAAGACAACTGGACTTCTTTTGCCGCTCGTTCTCTACAATTTCCTCAAGTACAAGGCCGCAGAAAGCTACATAGTTTCTTCTTCGGACACGCTTTCCGAAAAAACCTTCAAGGAAGTTCAAGACATCATCATCGCAGAGCCGGAACTTGATAAAATCCTCGACTGTAAATCCCTTGCAATTACATTCAAGGACATTTCAGAAAAATCCCGGCTCAGCTTTTACTGCGACGGCGGAAAGTCTGTTGACGGCTTGAAGCCTCGCTTTGCGGTCATTGACGAATACCACGATTTTCAGAGCGATAAACTTTTTATGTCGATGCAATACGGTATGCGAAGCAAGAAAGACGCTCAGCTTGTCGTAGTTACGACTGCCGATGTTGAGATTTCAAACGCCTGCTACGAGCAGAACGCAAAGGCAAAGCGAATCCTGAATGGAGTGCAGACACAGGAAGAATTCTTCTCCGTAATTTACGCACTCGATGAAGGCGATGATTACCACGATCCGGCCGTATGGCAGAAGGCAAATCCAAGCCTTTATGACATCATTGATCCTTCTGTAATTCAGTCGGACATTGACGACGCGGAGCTTACGCCGCACAAAATCCCGGAGCTGAAAGCAAAGACTTTTGGAATCTGGGGCGGTGGCGGTGAAAAATCATGGCTTGCAATCGAAACATGGCAGAAGAATAAATCTTTAACGGCAAATATCGACGACTTTGATGGCTTGGAATGTTTCGGCGGTTTGGACCTTGCACAAGTTGACGACCTCTGCGCATTCACAAAACTCTTCAAAAAAGACGGAAAGGACTTCTATTTTCACCGCTTCTACATTCCAGAGGGCACGGCGCACGAACGCTACAGAAAGGAAAACATCAATTTCTTTCAATGGATTGAAAAAGGAATTATAACCGCAATTCCGGGGCAGACAATCGATTACTCTTTCATCATTCGTGACATTCTTGATGATGCCTTGCGTTTCAAAATCCGTGGAATCGGCTACGACAAATGGCAGGCAAAGGATGTTATACAGGGAATCGAAAATGAACGGCCGGACATTGCCCTTGTCGAAATCGAGCAGAGTTTAAGAAAGCTCTCTCCCCTCACCCAGTCCTACGAAAAGAGCGTGAAGGACGGCCATCTTGTTGACAATTCACCCGTCATGCTCTGGATGATTAACAATGTCGAAATCAAGCCGGATGTAAACGGAAACTATAAGCCTATGAAAAAGAGCAAGGCTAGCACCCAGCGCATAGACGGCGTAATCAGCTCGATAATGGCTCATGGAGTATCACAAAACGAGGCATTTTTACCGCAAGATTTTTCCATTGAAGACATGATTTTCTAAAAATGACTGTATTCTCAGGAGTAATTTATGGGCGTAAGATTCATAGAAAAACCAACTAAAACCCCCTCTCCATCGGCTTATCTGATGGGTACAGATGAAAACGGCATTGATGGAAAATTCGAGCAGTCGGCCTTAAAAGAATTTTTTGAAGCCGACAATAAAGATTCAATCGGAACTTTGTCCGATTTACAGACAACGGCAAAAACAAATCTTGTTTCTGCAATAAATGAAGTAAACACTGCTGTCAATGATGAGGAAACGGAAAGAAAAAATGAAATCGGAACTTTGTCCGATTTACAGACAACGGCAAAAACAAATCTTGTTTCTGCAATAAATGAAGTAAGCACAGCTGTCAATGAAGAGGAAACGGAAAGAAAAAATGAAATCGGAACTTTGTCCGATTTACAGACAACGGCAAAAACAAATCTTGTTTCTGCAATAAATGAAGTAAACACAGCTGTCAATGATGAGAAATCAGCAAGGGAAGCTGCGATTGAAGCTCTTGATGCGTCTCTAGTCGGAGGGGCAGGGAAATACATAGAATCAATTTCAGAAACAAATGGAGTTCTCTCTGCAACTGAAAAGAGTTTTGGCGCTATTGCTAAATCAAATACAGCCCCTGTTACAGGCGATTCCGTCTGGAAATACAATCAGCTTTTCTTCTCTCACAATATCCCCCGCTATGTAAACGGAGCTTTAGGGAAAGACATTACCGCATATTATAATGACGGCACACTATGGAAAAGGCTCAACGGAACTGATGGGTATTCTTACTTAGAAGATATCTATGTCGGTGATTATTTTCAAATGAGCAGAGCAATTACATGTCCCAATTCTTATGAAGGGACAATCGGCTCTGCTTGGGTAACTATTGCTGGCATTAATACATTACAAGGCAATGGTGATACTGTTGATATGATGTACAATCATCTTGTAATGATTCCAGGAAAAGGAGAAGGCGGCAGTTTCCATTTTGGAAGACAAGCAATGAACACAACCGATACTACCACAGATGGATATAAGGCAAGCCGAATGAGGACCTCTGTATTAGGTCCAGTTGTGAGTGCAGGAAGTACAGCAAGTGGAGCGACAATCAATCAACAACTTTATGCAGAATTCGGGAGTCACCTTAAAACAACCCGTGAATTGATTACAAACGCCTTAAACGCAAATGGTGTAAATCGCTTCGGTTCGGCTTCTGGCTGTTCATCCAACTGGGAATGGAGCAGCGAACAGGCCATTTTGATGAGTGAAGTCGAAGTGTATGGATCAACAGTATGGAGTTCTTCTGGATATGACACAGGAAGTGCAAAAGTTCAGTTGCCATTATTTAGATACAGCACAAAAACACTTAATAACCGCAGTTCATGGTATTGGCTAAAAGATATAGCGTCGGCTTGGGCGTTCTGCGATGTGTACAGCAATGGCCATGCCCACTCCGCCGGCGCGGGCAGTTCGTACTATTTCGTTCGTCCCCGCTTCGTCCTCGCAGCGTAGGCGGAGCCGGAGCGTATCAGGAAATCCGCGGGGCGTTTAGCCCCGCGGCACATAAAAAAAATTCAAATAGGAGAAATTATGCAGACAGGTAAAGTTTTAAGCACAGCGGATGTAAAAAAGATTTTAGCAGAGTATTTTCATGTGAGCGAGGATAAGGTCCTTCCTCTAAAATACAGCTTTGTAATTCTTGAAGGAAAGGAAGAAAAATGAGTATTCCTAGCGGTTTAAAAGATCTTAGCAAAATGGAGTTCTATAAAAATGCAGTAAGAGTCCGAAAACTTATAGACCTATGGTTAATCCGTGAATTCGGAATAAAAAAGAATCCACGCAGTATAAAACAAGTCGCAAGAGGAATAAATGAAAAAGATCAGAGGATTGTAAATGAAATATATGAGAAATATGGAGTCAATCCAAACAAATCTTATAATTCTGAATATCCGGAATGGTATCTCGATGACGAGAAAAAGCTTTTAAAAGGATATACAAACCGACTTGTTTATTATCTTGTACAGGCAAATAAATTACATCCACAGCATGAATTCGAGTGGGAACAGAGGAGAAAAGCACAGAATGAAGCAATAGGCATAGTTCAAAATATTTATGTCGAAATAGAGCATATAAAGTCAATGTTTTCTGTGAGCCTTAAATTTACAGAAGACCTTATAGATGCTCTTGATCGAGAAGAAGATTTGATAAAAGGCTGGAGACAGTCAGACAACAAGAGGAGAAAAGATAAGGGTTCGGCTTGATAGCGTCGGCTTGGGCGTTCTGCAATGTGAACAACAATGGCAATGCCAACTACACCAACGCGAGCAATTCGAACAATTTCGTTCGTCCCCGATTTGAAATCGTGTGTATAAGGAAAATATTTCCACACACAATAGCGAAGGAAGCCGAATCCTTGCCGTAAAAGGTAAATATGAAAGATGATGTGATTTGATTCGTCAAGTATCACTATAAACATTTTTCCATTTTGTATTATGACAGATTTTGAAAAACTTTGTGATTTAGATAACCTCTATGATTCTTTCCAGAAGTGCAAAAAGGGTACGGACTGGAAAGCAAGTGTGCAGTATTATGAATCTAATCTTATAAAAAACATCTACACTTTAAGAAAATCTTTAATCGATGGAACTTACAGACAAAAACCGTTTTTTGAATTTACATTGAGCGAAAGAGGAAAAACTCGCCACATAAAAGCAATGAATATAAACGATAGATTGCTTCAAAGGAATCTCTGCGACAATGTTTTAAATCCAGCACTGTCAAAATATTTAATTTATGACAACGGAGCCAGTATTAAAGGTAAAGGAATAGAGTTTTCGCGAAAAAGATTAAAAGTTCATCTCGAAAAATATTACAGGTCTCATGGGAATAAAGGTTATGTGCTTTTAATTGATTTCTCAAAATATTTTGACAATATCCCTCATGAGCTTTTATGCAGAAAACTTGCAGGAAAAATAAAAGACGAAAGAATTAATTCACTTACCTCTTACTTAATTTCAACCTTTGGTGAAAAGGGAGTCGGAATCGGAAGCCAAATTTCACAGACAGCAGGCATTTTCTACCCTACCGAACTTGATAATTTCTGCAAGATTGTAAAACGGTGCAAATACTACGGACGATACATGGATGACACTTATATCATTCATGGAGATAAAGCATTCCTGAGAGGCCTTTTGAAAGAATATCAGGTAATAGCTGAACAATTAGGCATTATTATCAATAAAAAGAAAACTCAAATTGTGAAACTGGAAAAAGGATTTAGTTTTTTAAAAATGCGCTATTTAATCACAGATACCGGAAAAATTATAGTAATACCTTGCAGGAAAACAATAACACGAGAAAGACAGAAACTAAAAAAAATATCAAATCTTATGAAGCAAAAGAAAATGACTGTAAATCAGATAAAAGAACAGTATAAAAGCTGGAGAGGGAATATCACAAGGTTTAATAGTTATAAAAGTGTCAGGAACCTTGACACTTTGTATAAATCAATTATAGGAGAAGGAAAAAATGAAAAAACAAATACAAAAAGACAACATTGAAAGTGAAATCAGAACACTTATTTCAAGCCTTGATGGCCCATTGTCACCTATCGGAGATTGGAAAATCATCAAAATATACGAGGCCCGATTAAAAGGGGAACAAGACCCTTATGATTATGATGAGCTCTCAGCAGAACGCCAGAAAGTAAGGGATAAAATCAATAAGCTGCAAGAACAGCTTGAAAAACTTTAAAAGGACGAACGCATATTTATATTAGGTTTTCTTTGCGGCATAATATTTATCCCCGCAGTAGTTTTTATCATCTGCTTAGTGGAAGCTATTGTTGAAAACTAGAAGAAAAATGACTGTAATTATATGAAATACATTCTAAAACGAATAGCCTTAAAGCTAACAAGCGTAAAGAATCAGCTAACCTATTGGAGCTGTTTCCTAATTACATACATTGTTGTAAAAAATAAGGTTGATTTCTACGGAATCGCACTTGCTCTCTGTGGAATAGCATTGAGTTATTTTGCGGTTTCGGAGATACAAAAACATATTGAAAGCAAGAAAGGTGATAAAATTGAATGAAAAATTTAAATTGTTTTTTACGAAAGCAGGTCTTTATATGTCTGCTGTTTTTATTTTCTTACTCGGAATGTTTTTCGGAAAACACTTTCAAAATAAAAGAATCGGAACTGAATCAGATTTTGGAAGAAACGAAAAATTTGACGAAAATTGTGAACGAGCAGAACAATCAGCTCTTACAATATCAGAAATTATCAGCCGAGTTAAGGAACGAGGTGGAAAATCAGAAGAGGAAAACACAGATGTATAAAAACCTTGCAGTTGCTGGATGTATTTCAACGGGTGCGCTGGGAGGTATAATTTATTTTTATACCATGAAATGACAAAGAACTGTGACATAGAAGTGTAGCATAAAACAATATTTCTATATAATTCTAAATAATGTTAGACATAACAAAAATAATATAGAAAATCTGTATCTAGTTGCAATTTATAGCAATATAACGATATAATAATAATAGATATCGTTGTATATCATTATATAAGCGACGGCCAAGAGGTTCGCAATCAAAGGGTGGCCGGTTCGAGTCCGGTCGTCTCCAACTCTTTAAGCCCTTGCTCCATAAGGTTTTATGACAAGGCAATTCTTCCTCTTCAAGCGGGTCGCTTGCCATTTTTTTTAAAGTGTGACATAAAAGTGTAGCATAACTTCTCCATTACACTTTTTCCTGCACACAAATAGGATTCTCTCTCCTTATGGCAGTTCGTAAACTCCCGTTCTCCCTGTCAAAACGGTCATCTAGCCGTTTTTATTATGTTCGTTTCAAAGATAATGAAGGAAATTATCTTTCCGCCATTTCCACGAAAGAAAGCGACTATAACCGGGCTGTTAAGGTCGCATGGCAGTGGTATGCCTCTGGCGAAATTCCATCAAAAAAACACTCAAAAAAACTTAACGAAAAATCCTTCTTACAAATTCTTCGCAAGTCATTTATAACTGAAGAAGAAGCTCCGGAAATTTTAGAGCTCCTTAAAAAAAGAGGAATCCTCAAAAGTTATGTGCAGGCAGGTGCAAAAAATGACATCTTGTTGAAAAAATTTCTGCTTAATTTCTGGGATTGGGAAAAGTCAGAATATATCCGTGAAAAACTCCGTAGTGAAAAAAGTATAGGAAAAACACACTGCCTCACATGTTTCCATTATGTGCGTGATTACTGGATTCCATTTTTCGGGGCCAAATTACTAGGAGAAATCAGTCGACAGGATTTGAAAAAGTTCCTGGACCATATACAGGAACTAAAGCGCAGCAATTCTGCTAAGAATCAGATTTGGCTTGCTGGAGCACAGGCTTTGCGTTGGGCTTATCACAATGAGTTTATTGAGCGGGACATAACAGCGGGTTTAGGTGGATTTTCAGGAAAGAAAAAGCGTCGTGAAATTCTTACCCCAGAACTTGTGAAGGCTCTTTTTTCCGTTGATTGGAATGATCAAAGATATAAACTCGCAAACCTTCTCGCAATGTGCACCGGATTGCGTGCAGGCGAAATCAGGGCATTGCGCAAATGCGACCTAGGGGAGTCATGCCTTTATATCCGGCATTCATGGAACGACATCGAGGGGTTGAAATGCACTAAGAACGGAGAGGATAGAATCGTGCGGCTGCCGTTTCCTGGACTTTCCAAAAAGCTCTTGGAGCTTGCCGAATCAAATCCTTATTCAGCCGATATGGACGCATTCGTTTTCTTCTCGACAATTCCAAATAAACCTATCGAATCAAGATGCTTTCTTTCTTCACTCCATTCTGCATTAGAGAAAATCGGGCTAACAAAGGAAAATGCAAAAAAATATTGTTTCCATGCCTGGAGACACTTTTTTGCATCCTATATGCGTGACAAAGTGAGCGAGAAACTTTTGCAGAGCCAGACGGGACACAAGACACTTGCGATGCTGGAGCACTATTCAGAACATAAAATCAGCGGAGACGACGAAAAGATTCAAAAAGCACAAATGGAACTTTTCGGGGAAGTAGTGGGAAACACAACTATTGAATTTACACCTCAAAAACTCTACCAAAATGTAAAAATCAAGGAAATGGATAAGACAGGCTTATATGAGCACTCCCGGCAATTCAGGTGAAAAAATGACTGTATTCATAAAACAGGAGGTTCTATGAACAACAGGCTTTTATGGCAACGAAGAATCAGAAATTATGCGGGATTGCTCGGAGCTTTGCTTCCGTGGCTCTCACTTTTTTCTGCATGGCTCTACGGTGCAGTGTCGGGCGGCCTTACTTCGAGCTTTTGGAGCGATTTTTCAATATCAGCAACTTATTATTGCTCGCCAGCTTTGCCGGGGATATTGACGGCGGCAAGCATCGTTTTAATGTGCTATGACGGGTACAGTAAAATTGACAATATTGTGACGACCGTTTCGGGGCTTTTCGGTCTTATGATTGTCCTTTTTCCGTGCAAGTGCTCTCTGTCCACTGCGTATGTCGGCTTCTTTCAGCTGCCTGAAAATGTATCGAGTGCAATTCATTGTACGGCCGCAGTCATATTCTTTTGTCTTCTTGCGTTTAATTCTCTGTTTCTTTTCACGATGTCACAAGGGCAGAAAAAAGAGAAGAAGAAACTTCGGAATAAAATATACATAATCTGCGGAATCGGAATGCTTTGCGCAATGATTTTAATGCCGTTGAGAATTAAATTTCCGGCAAAAACCTGGTGGGTTGAAATGATAGCGCTTTCTTTCTTTGGTATTTCATGGCTCACCAAAGGCGGAGCATTTAAATTCCTGAATGACAATGAATAAAAAAACCGCCCAGGAGATGAAGAGAGGGCGGCGTTTCTGAAAAAGAGAAATTCCGAAAATGAAGATAATTAAGGAATAATATCTGAAATATAACCTATTTTTTGAAAATTCTCAAGATGACTGTATAAGCATGGAGTACATATTCTTTCTAAAAGGTGAGGTGCCGGCGAAAAAAAACAGCCGGCAAATGCTCCCGAATAAAAAAAACATACCTTCAAAAAACTATCAGAAATGGCATGAAAACGCACTTTTTCCGCTTATTTTTCAGCGAAATTCTCAAAAAATTACAAAATCTTTGAATTGTCCGTTGCGGGTTGAAATAACTCTTACTCATGGAGATTTAAGGCGCAGGGACGGTGATAACGGTGAATCTTCAATACTGGATACCTTGAAGGATGCCAAAATAATCGAGGATGATTGCTGGCAGATATGCAGGAAAGTATCTGTCGAGAATCTTTTCGAGAAGGGAAAACCGTCTGTAACAATCAGAATCAGTGAATACTAAAAATGACTGTAAAAGTATGTGGGAAGCAATCGAAAAAATCTTGACTGACAAAAACTCGTGGCTCGTGCTTTGCTTTGTTTTTGTAGTCATTGTCATTTTCATTCATGAAGTAAGAAAAGGTTTTTTTTCTTTCAGCTCGAATTACCTGAGAATCGGCAACGGAGAAAAAGAAAGGAACATCATAAGGCAGCAAGTGGAGTGGGCGCATATTTATATCATGTCGCTGGAATCGAAAATCACGCCTGCAACAAATCAATACAATGGGTATTTCACGAAATTCATTCTTGAGAGAGTTTACGATGAAGTTGTGGATTGGGTGACGTTTAATCATTTAAATCTGAATTCCGCATATATCGAAATAAAGCAGGAAAAAATATGTGCCTTGGTATATAGCCTGCATGTAAAGCCTGACTTCCAGACGAAAGAATTTAAACAGCGGATGAACAACTGGACCAGGGAAATAATTGAGGGATTAGTCAGAATCCGACAAATCTATAAATAGCGAGGTAAAAAAATGAAAAATCCGCAGACAAGGGCAGAAATCATCGGGAAATATGGCTGTCTTGCTATGTGTTACCTGTATTGCGTTGGCATCTGCCCCGAAACCGAGGGCGAAATGATTAAACATATCTCAGCAGCAATGGACAAAGGCCTGCTCGATGAAGAATGCACGGTTTTAAGTGCCTCAAAACTTTTAGCACATTTCACGGGCAAAAGTTTTTATGTTGAAAAAAAAGCAGTTTCGGACATCAAGAAAATAAAGGATGCAACTCCGGTCCGATTCACTTACAACGGGAAAGGGCATTGGGTTGTAGTGGAGAACGGAAAGATCGTTTTTAATTCGATTGCAAATTCAGCCTGTGTTCAAAACGGAAAGCCGGACACAGCCCGCGTAATCACGCTTTTGTAGCCTGTAAAAAATGACTGTATCTGTATGAAATTTTTTGGATTGGAACTGAGAAAAGCCCCTAAGGTAACGGTAAAGAACGACACGAGTACCGTTCCAAACAGCAAGTATGATTACGGAAATATTTTCGTATTCTCACCATATATGAGCGTTGGTGAAATGCTGGCAAACACAACGCTTGCGAGCTGCGTTTACATCATCGCTGATGCCGTGGCTTCCCTTTCCTTTGTCGTGTACAGGAACAAGGACGACAGCCGAGAGCGTGCCACGGACATGCCGCTTTACAGGCTTTTTGCCCGCAGACCGAACGAAAACGACACGCCTTTTATTTTCAAGAAAAAGATTCTCCTGCACCTGCTCCTGAAAGGCAACGCTTTTATTTTCGTGGAGCGTGACAGGAATTTCCAGCCGACCGCCCTCTATACGCTTGACCCTTCATCAGTGGAAATCAAGAAAACGAGCGAGGGAGAAGTTTATTACCTTTACCATGCGGACGGGAAAACCTACAAATACAACCGCGACACAATCCTTCACATTCCCGCAATCCGTTATGACAGGCTCCGGGGATTCTCTCCGATTGAGTACGCCACACACTCCGCAAAAACCGGGCTTGAGCTTGACGAATACACCTACAATTATTTCGACGGTGGAATCCATTCTAAAATCATGCTTACAGTTCCAAAGGAAGTGACCACATGGACAAAAGCAGATTCCGATCAGCTTATTGCACGCTTCCTTGAAACATACGGCGGAAAGGAAAACGCAAACAAACCTCTGATCCTTAACAAAGGTCTTACGGGGCAGCCGTTGAACCTCGCGGGGAACGGAGACAGCCAGCTTGTGGAGCTCCGCGCCTTCTCG